GAGATAGGGGGTGCGGGGGGAAGAGAAGGGGGGGCAGAAGGGGGGGCGGTCGTCAGGATACAGCACGGGGTGTTCCCCGCCGTCTATCCCTGTTCGCCCTGGCTCTTCTGTCCGATACACCTGAAAGCGTTGTCGGTTAAAATGGCAGCTCCCCGTCGTCGTCCGTCAGCTCCGCAAACTCCGCCCCACCGGAACCAGGCTCCGCCGGGGGCGGTGTATCCGCTGCGCCGGCCTCCGTGTCCCGCCTGGAGTCTCCGAAGTACACATGCTCGGCCAGCACCTCGGCGGTGCGGCGCTTGTTGCCGTCCTTATCCGTCCAGTCCCGGAGCTGCAAGCGGCCCTCCACCACGGCCATGCGGCCCTTGGTGAAGAAGCGGGAGACAAATTCGGCGGAGCTGCGCCAAGCCACGATGTCGATGAAGTCCGTGGTTTTCTCCCCGGTCTGCTTGTCCTTGAAGTCCCGATCCACCGCCAGGGAAAAGTTTGCGACAGACGCCCCGCTCTGCGTCTGTCGCAGCTCGGGATCGCGGGTGAGGCGGCCCATGAGAATAATCCGGTTCAGCATGTATGCTCCTCCAAAACAACGGTGGTGACGGAAGGCTGGGGCTCCTCATAGCCCCGCACGTCCTGCACCTCCTCCACGGTCTGGATGCCCAGCAGCACCTCGGGGCAATGGGCGCGAGCAAAGAAGGAGGCGGCCCGGTACATCATCATCTGACGGGGCATGGTTTTCCACTTGGAGCCGCCTTTATCCATCCAGCCCTCGTCCTTCGCCATTTTCAGGGTGATGGTGTCGGAGACGCACTGTGTGCCGTTGGACAGGCGGGTGGCGCGAGCAAAGCAGCCCTCGGAGGGAGTTCCGGTCTCGCCCACAAATACATATTCCAGCGGCGTGAACTTGCCGCAGCCGTTGACCGCGGCCGCGCAGAAGGAGCCGCTCCAGGCAGGCTTTCCCTTCACCACATAGAGGTTCTGCATGACCATCATGGGAGAGAGCCCCTGACGGTTGGCAAGGTCGATAGCAATCAGGCAGTTCTCCGGGCTGTTGCGGTAGCTGTCCGGTACCAAGCCGGAGCGGGAGAGCATACCAGCGGTGCGGTACGCCAGGTTCATAAGTTTGGTGTCGTTCCACATGGTCAAGCCGCCGGGTATTGTGGGTGCGGGGGTAAGAACCGGGGCCTCAGCGGACTCCTGGGCGGTTACAACTTCATCAGGCATTGCGTTTCCTCGCTTTCTTTTTTAACGCACTGTGGAGGGTCAGGAGAGCCTCCGGTAGCGCGTCGTCTCGGTCGAAGGGCTGGAGCTTATAGGTTCCATCCTTCTTCAGATGCAGAATAAAGAGCTTGTCCACGGGAAGCCCCTGGGCATCCAGCAACCAGCGGTAGAGGTTGAGCTGGGCGGCACAGAGGGGGCTATGGATTGTATAGCTGGTCTTGATATCCACCAGGGAGCATACGCCGTCCACGAGGCCGTAACGGTCAATGGTGCCCGCGTAGCGGCGCTCCGGGTGGTGGGAGGCGTACTCAATTTTCCGCCACTCCACCGCGTGTTCCCGGCGGAATTTCAAATAGGCTTGTAAGTAGGGTAAAATGGCGTCCTGCACATCCACGGAACCGAACTTATCCAGCGACTCACAGGCTTTGTGGACGGCGGTGCCCCGGTCTGCGGCATTGTCGAGCCTCCATTGTGCTACATCTCCGTAAATCTCGCGGGAAAGAAAGCGGCACAACTCGGATACGCTTGGCAGCTCCTCCCCGTCCAGGGTATATTTGTGCCCCTGGTCAAAGAATAGTAAGGTCGCCATCAGACATACCGCTCCACTTCCAGCCCCATCTCCAGCGCCACCTGCTCCGGGCAGTCATTCAGGGCCTTGTTGACCGCGGCTCGGAAGCAGTCCGGGCAGAGCCACCGCCCCTCCCACTGAAACCGTGCCTCGCCGTGGTAGACCTCCTGGCGGCACTTCTCGCAATAAGCAGATGCCGGAGTCGTCTGGCTGTCATACAATGGGATGTGCATTACAGCTCCTCCTTCTCCAGTCCGTTTCCCTGGATTTCGATATAAGAACGGTACATAGATCCGCTTTGCTTCTCCTTTCCTATGGAAACTACATAGCCCAGCTTAAGAAGAAGCGTACCAAGGTCAAGCCAGTCCTGATTGGACATATTTCCATTGCGCTTTTGATACAATTTCATTTGACTTTCCTTTCTAATCGTTATAAAATGTAAATAAACAAATGTTTCCCTTGCCGCCCTCCGGTCTCGCACACCGGAGAGCGGCGCTTTTTATTCGTAAATAACGGCCTCCGCCCGTGTAATAAAGTGATGAATGCCAGTGGAGCACTCGTTCCATCGGTTATCGTCGAAATCAGTCACCTCAACGGTTTCGCCTATGGCATAAACAAAGTTCGGATCATAATTGCTCTTTACCTGGCCGCCAGCAGGATTTCCGTTGATATCTGTGATACTCAATACCTTGGCCTTACTGGCGCGGCATTTTCGGCTAGTAGCGGAGGACCGGCGTGCATCTGCGGGGATTTCCAACTCCACAACAAGGCCACTTGCCTTTTTATAGCCGATATAAGAGCCGGATTCCGGACATTGCAACGGATAGAACACCGTATAAATATTCCACATCATTTGATCTATAGATGCCTCGCACAGGTCGGCACGGCACAGGTCGGCATTGCGCAGGTCGGCACAGCGCAGGTCGGCATTGCTCAGGTCGGCACGGCACAGGTCGGCATTGCGCAGGTCGGCATTGCGCAGGTCGGCATTGCGCAGGTTGGCATCGCTCAGGTTGGCACCGCGCAGGTTGGCACCGAACAGGTCGGCATTGCTCAGGTTGGCACAGCGCAGGTCGGCATCGCTCAGGTTGGCACCGCGCAGGTCGGCATTGCGCAGGTTGGCACAGCGCAGGTCGGCATCGCTCAGGTTGGCACAGCGCAGGTCGGCATCGCTCAGGTTGGCACCGCGCAGGTCGGCATCGCTCAGGTTGGCACCGCGCACGTCCAAAATCTTTTTTAAGTCCATTTTGCTCCCTCCTCAATGTGGGATTTCTATGACCGCCCACACATCGTCGATGCTCTCCGCGCCCTCCAGTCCGGTGATCTGGATGGTGAGCGGGCCGGTTGGCGTGGGGGCCGGGGTGGTGGTTGCCACCTGTGTCTCAATGGCCTGGCTCTCCGGTTCCTGGCCCCAGATGATTTCAACTAGTGCAATCAGCGCCAGTAAAAGGAACAGGGCCGCGACGCTCGTAATCAGATAGCGGTTCATAAAATCCACTCCACCCAACTATCAGCGAACAGGGCCACTAGGAAACAGATGGTGACCACCACACCGCGCACAGCTTCCCGGCGGGCACGGCGGCGCTCGTTTCGGGTACGGTTTTTCATATAGATACCGCCTCCCTGACTGTCTTCCGTTCAAATTCCTCTAGGTCTGAGGGACGATATACATAAGGCCCATACCGATTTCCGCCTAAGTTTAGAGCGGTCAAACGCCCCTCCCTCACCCACCGATGAACTGTTGTGATTTTTACTCCGTAGCGATTTGCGACCTCTTCGGTCGTAAATCGCGGTTCCAAATTCTCCATAACGTCCTCCTTTTTGCCTCAGTCGGTGTTACGACACTGGCCGGGGCGCTTTTTGTTGTGCTCCCTTCCTTGCCGTGGTATAC